AAAGAATTAGAGAATTTAATACGAAACGTAATGTCACCAGAAGATGGCAAAAAAGCCTTTTACGCTTGGATAGGTGTTAACAGGGCTGCGAATTCAAATGTTATCGACGGTAGCTTCAGCCGTAATAAAAAAATTCTAGATGCCTTAATACAGAAATATAATAGTGACGGTAAAAAAACGGGCATCTTCAAACCGGCTCCCAAAAGCTTTCAAGTTCCATTTGATCGAAACAGAAAAGATCTTGGCGGTAACGCTGGTGTTAGTGAAACTGCATCGGCTGGTAGCACAAGTGCAGGTGCAGTAGCAGCAGTTGCTAATCCTAAAGCGGCTAATACTAAACAAAAGAAAAATAAAGACGGCACTGCTAAGAACGCATTAGAGCTGGGTAACAATTTAATGGGCGGCGCTGCCGTTAAAAGATAAATACTAATAATAAAGTATTCCGGAGGAAGTAATGACAAACGAAGTTAAAGAAGGTCTAGGTGATTTAGCACATGCTGCTGAACGTGACCACGAAGTTCAAATGGCCCGTGCCGACCTATATAAATTAGCAAAATATGCTATTAAATTGCACGACATGCTTAAAACAGTCTCCGAACAAGAAGGCATTGAAGGATGGAAGCAAGCTAAGATTACTACAGCAGCGGACGATATTTCAAGCGTATATCATGCAATGGAGTACGATCAGAAATTTGCAGAGTCTAAGACAACTGAAAATGTGTTGAAAAGAGTAAAGACAGTTTCTGAATCAGACTATACGTCGACTCTAGCAGCTAGAGTTCACACTGCTTTAAAAAAGTAAATTAAATAGAAGACATTGCTGAAGATTTGTTCGGCATACTATAAAAGAAGCCCGGGCGGACTTAATGTTCCGTATCCGGGCTTTTGTATCTTACAACCATGTGCTTAACCCACTGCACACGGACATATTAGTGCATTTGTCAAATAAATCGCTTGACAAAGCCTAAATAATCAAGTATACTATTATTAATAACTTAACTCAACAACGGAGATACCTATGAGTGATCGTACCTATGGACCAGAAGAAAAGGCAAAACTTGAGCGCCTTGTTCAAGAAGGCGTAACAGTAATGCAAGAGATTGAAGACTTGCAAGGCGGTCTTAAAGATACTGTTAAAGCAGTAGCAGAAGAACTTGATATTAAGCCTAGCTTAATTAACAAGGCAATTAAGATTTCACTAAAACGTGATTGGGATAAGCACTATGATGCATTTGACGATTTAGAAACGCTCGTTACTACAGTAGGCATTGATAAGTAATGAACGCAATTAAAGAATTCTGGATTAACAGTTATACTAGTGATAAGACTGCATTTGCGTTTGAGCTTATTAGTTTTATCTTTACTGTTGCAGCAAGTTTAACTCTTGCTGTTAATGCTAAAGATCCTAATATGTTAATTGTGTACCCAGGATTTTTTGTTGGTAGTATTACACAATGTTATGCAGCAATACGTAGAGGCGCTGCTTGGGTAATGCTATTAACTGGATATTTTGCAGTAGTTAATGTATACGGTTACGGAGTTGCATCAGCATGGTGGTAAAGCCATATCAGTGGGTAGCTTGGGTGGCTACTGTATGTTTGTTAACTGCTGCTACCCTAGCTGCATTTAATGTTTATCCTTTGTATATCTGGGCATTCATTATTAGCAACACTCTTTGGATACTAGTAGGTATCCTTTGGAAAGAAAAAAGTTTGATTGTCATGAACACAGGACTAACTGTAATTTACATTACAGGCTTATTGTTTTAATAATTTAGAGTCGCTCACTTTAAGAGCAGGTTTAAGGTTAGTTGGCCATAAGCAACAACAGGAGAATAAATGAGCTACGTAGACGCATTTTTTGACAGAGACGCTGATATTATTCGGGCAGTCGAACGTATTGACGGTAAACGAATTTATCGAGAATACCAATCTAAATATACATTTTTTTATAAGGACCCGCGCGGCAAGTACAAGAGCGTGTACGGTGACCAGCTAAGTCGCATTGTATGTAAGAGTACAAAAGACTTTCGTAAGGAAGTTGCTATTAACAGAGACAAAACTTTGTTCGAAAGCGACATTAATCCTATCTTTCAATGTTTAAGCGAAAACTATCTTAATGCTGATGCACCTAAGCTAAACATTGCGTTTTTTGATATCGAGACTGACTTTGATCCAGAGCGAGGCTTTGCTGATCCTAGTGATCCGTTTATGCCTATTACGTCTATATCAGTTTACTTGCAATGGCTTGATACAATGATATGTATTGCTGTTCCTCCTAAGACACTTACTATGGAAGAAGCAAGGAAAGAGATTGAAGGCATTGACAACGTAATGTTGTTTGAAAAAGAAAGCGACATGATTGATACTTTCTTAACACTAATCGAAGACAGTGATGTACTTAGTGGCTGGAACAGTGAAGGTTATGATATTCCTTATACTGTAAACAGAACAAGTCGCGTATTAAGTAAAGACGACACACGTAGATTTTGCTTGTGGGGACAACTTCCTAAGAAGCGTATGTACGAAAAGTTTGGCAAGGAAAGTGAAACGTTTGACTTAGTTGGGCGTGTACATTTGGATAGTTTGAACTTGTATCGTAAGTACACTTATGAAGAGCGTCACAGTTATCGACTAGATGCTATCGGTGAGATCGAAGTAGGTGAAAACAAAGTTCCGTATGAAGGAACACTTGATGCACTTTACAACAACGACTTCCGCAAGTTTATTGAATATAACATTCAAGATACTGCATTACTTGACAAGTTAGACAAGAAGTTACGCTTTATTGATCTATCTAATACAATTGCACACGAAAACACAGTGCTGATCCAAACTACAATGGGCGCTGTAGCTGTTACAGAGCAAGGTATCGTTAACGAAGCGCACCATAGAGGCTTGCAAGTACCTAATCGACAAAGACGTGACGACGAAGCTACACAAGCTGCCGGAGCATATGTTGCATATCCTAAGAAGGGATTGCACAAGTGGATTGCTTCAATGGATTTGAACTCACTATATCCTAGTGTAATTCGTGCATTAAACATGGCGCCTGAGACTGTTATTGGTCAAATACGACCTGAGATCAGCGACGACCGTGTACATACTGATATGTTCTTAAAGAAAAAGAGCTTTGCAGCTAGTTGGGAAGGCCGCTTTGCAACAGAAGAATACGATGCAGTTATGGAGCAGCGTAAGGATATTCCACTTACTATCGATTGGGAAACTGGAACAAGCGATGTACTCAGCGGAGCGGAGCTCTACAAAGTAGTGTTTGATAGTAATATGCCGTGGATGCTAAGTTCTAATGGCACTATCTTTACTACAGAGTTTGAAGGTGTTATTCCGGGGCTACTAAAACGTTGGTATGCAGAACGTAAAGAGTTACAAGCAAAGCTAAAGAAAGCTAAAGATGCTGGTAACAAACCTGAAATTGAATACTGGGATAAGCGACAGCTAGTTAAGAAGATTTTGCTTAACAGTTTGTATGGTGCTATTCTTAATCCAGGATGTAGATTCTTTGATAAGCGTATCGGTCAAAGTACTACACTTACCGGACGTACTATTGTTAAGCACATGAGCGCAGAAGCAAACAAGGTTATTACCGGAACATATGATCACGTAGGTGATGCAATGATTTATGGCGACACTGACTCTTGTTACTTTAGTGCTTGGCCTACGCTTAAAGATGACGTAGAATCAGGTAAGATTGAATGGAATACCGATAAGGCAATTGTACTATATGATCAAGTGGCTGATGCTGTTGATAGTACGTTTGTTGGAATGATGGCTAAACAGTTCCATTGTCCAAAGAGTCGTGCAACTGTTATTGCAGCAGGACGTGAAATTGTTGCAGAGTCTGGATTGTTTATTACTAAGAAACGGTACGCAGCACTAGTTGTTGACAACGAAGGTTTTAGAACAGATATCGACGGTAAAGCTGGTAAAGTAAAAGCTATGGGATTAGACTTACGCAGGTCCGATACACCTGTGTTTATGCAAGAATTCCTAAGTGAGCTTCTTCTTATGGTGCTTACTGATAAGCCTCGTTCAGATGTACTTGATCGCATTACAGAGTTTCGGTTACAGTTTCATGAACGGCCAGGTTGGGAGAAAGGTAGTCCTAAACGTGCAAACAAAGTTGGACACTATCGACGCCTGATAGAAAAACAAGGAAAAGCAAATGTGCCCGGACACGTTCGAGCAAGTCTTAATTGGAATACATTACGTCGAATGAACAGCGACAAGTATTCTGAAGAAGTTGTAGACGGTATGAAAGTTATTGTTTGCAAATTAAAACCTAATCCATTAGGGTATACAAGTGTAGCGTATCCAACAGACGTAATGCGCTTGCCAGAATGGTTTAAAGAACTTCCGTTTGATGACGCAGCTATGGCGGAAACAATTATTGATAACAAGTTAGACAACTTAATCGGAGTGCTTAACTATCCATTAGAAGATACTAAGCGTCATAACACATTTACTAGTTTGTTTGACTTTGGTGATTAATGACTTATATAAAACTAGATAAGGATAACCGCATGTTACGCCTAGGATTTGGCAAGAACAAAGGCAAATGGTTTGCTAGGATTGATTTGTGGTTATTCGGAGTAAGAGTATGAAAATAAAAGTAGCAGTAGAACTAGATACAACAGACGAAAAAGACCTAAATATTCTTGAAGAAGTTATTCAAGCATTAACAGATCTAGCAGACTTGGCGGAGAACGATCAAGATGAGTAATTGGGTTTATGATTCAGGCGGCAAGAAGAAGTACCAAGACGATAAAGCATACGACGAAGGATGGGATCGTATTTTTGGTAAAAAAGATAAAGAAGCGCCTACTAAAGATAAAGATATACCGAGTAAGGATAAAAAATGAAAGTCACAGCTCAGGACATCGGCGGAGTAATTGCCAAGGAAGACGAACGATATACAGTAGTAGACAATACTACTCTTAATGGACTAGTAGTTAGTTCAACACGTTTATACAAGCGTCAAAGCACATCTGGTCATTCACATGCCGGGCAGGAAGAAGTATATCACTTTATTACTGGCTGGGGTAAAATGGATCTAGGTGATGAAACATTTGATGTCCGAGCAGGTGACATAGTATTAATTCCAGACGGTGCATTTCATCGAGTACACGCAGCTCGAGATACTGGCATTTACTTTATATGCGTATTTGATGGAAAGAGGAATCACAAATGAAAGTAGGATTTACTTGTAGCACTTTTGATTTATTACATTCAGGCCATGTGCAAATGTTACGTGAAGCAAAAGATCAATGTGAGTATTTGATCTGTGGATTGCAAGTAGATCCTAGTCAAGATCGTAAAGAAAAAAACGCTCCTATACAAACTGTTGTGGAGCGTTATACACAACTTAAAGCAGTAAGTTATGTAGATGAAATTATTCCGTACGGCACAGAACAAGATCTTGAAGATATTTTGACAATGTACAATATTGATGTTAGAATATTAGGAGAGGAGTATCGTGACAAGGACTTTACAGGAAAAGATATCTGTAGGCGTCGCGACATTGACTTGCATTTTAACAAGCGGGATCATCGGTTTAGTTCAAGTGATTTAAGGAAACGTGTCTGTGAAAACTAATTTTATATTTGATGTAGACGGAACGTTAACACCTAGTCGTGGTATCATTGATCAAGAGTTTAAAGAGTACTTTAATAATTTCTGTTTAATGAATGAAGTATTCCTAGTTACTGGCAGCGATAAACCTAAAACTGTTGAACAACTTGGCGAAGATACATATAATTTATGCAGTCGTGTATATCAGTGCTCAGGTAGTGATGTTTGGGAAGGTGATGTCAACATATATAAAAGCGAATGGACATTGCCAGAAGAAGTACGTACTTGGTTAGAAGAAGTATTAGATAATAGTGACTTTAATATACGCACTGGCAATCATATCGAACAACGAACTGGCATGGTTAACTTTAGTATTGTAGGACGTAATGCAAATGCAGAGCAACGTGCAGCGTATGTAACCAGTGAAGTCAACGGCGAGCGTAACTATATAGCACAATCATTTAATACACAGTTTCCTAAATTACAAGCAACTGTAGGCGGCGATACTGGAATTGATATTGCTCCACGAGGCGCAGACAAGTCGCAGATACTACGCGACTTTGATATAGAAACAATACATTTTTACGGTGATGCTATGGCAGAAACCGGTAATGACTATCCGTTAGCAAAGGCATTACAAAAACAGCAATTAGGCTTTTCTCATGAAGTATCTAATTGGAAAGAAACGTGGGAGAAATTACGTGAATATTTTACTAACAGGACATAAAGGTTTTATAGGTTCAAGTTTATTAAAAGCACTCGAGTTGAATCATACTGTTACAGGTATTGATTTATTAGACGGGGAAGACTTATTAACTTGTGAATTTCCAAATACTAAATTTGATCTAATTATACACTTAGCTGGCCGATCCGGAGTACGTGAAAGCATCAATGACCCAAGTGCATATTGGATGAATAACGTAGAAGCAAGCAGGCGCTTGTTTGAACGCTACGAAGATACACGTATAATGTATGCAAGTAGTTCCTCCGCGTACGAGCCCGATTTGAACCCTTATGCAGCGTCTAAGTACGTATTAGAAGAACTTGCGCAACGTTATCCTAATACATTAGGTATGCGCTTTCACACTGTATACTCTAATACACCTCGAAAGGATATGTTCTTTGACAAACTTTTAAACAATAAATTAGAATATGTAACTAGGCACTATAGAGATTTTGTACATTTACATGACGTAATTGATGCTATTAATATTTTAATAGAAGCTAATCATGTTTACGGTGTATTAGACATCGGCACTGGCATCCCAGTTAAAATTCAAGACTTAGTAAGTAACTTACCTATACAAATGTCAACCCCAACTGAGCGTCAGTACACATGTGCTAACCTAGAAAAAATGAAGGCACTTGGTTACAAACCTAAATACTTTATAAAAGAGTTCTTGACAAATGTCAATAAAGGTAATATAATAAAGATTAACAAAGGAGAAATAGTATGAAAGATATTTTACAAGACGTGGTAGCACATACTCACGCACTAGGTTTTTTACCACTAGTTAAAGTAACCAGTGATGATAAATCAACAGTAATTGAGGCAATGGCAGAAGACCGTTCGGTTATCTTGTCAGCAACAACGCATTCGCCAGTGGCTGAAGTTAAAGGCACGTTTGGCATGCCTAACTTAGATAAGTTAGCATTGCACTTAAAAAACCCAGAATACAAAACCGATGCCAAGCTGCAAATAGTTGAAGCAGATCGTAATGGTGAAACTATTCCAACACACATTCACTTTGAAAACGCAACTGGTGATTTCCAGAATGACTATCGCTTTATGAACAAAGCAATCATTGAAGAAAAACTCAAGTCAGTTAAGTATAAAGGTGCAGGTTGGAATGTTACACTTACGCCTTCGATGGCAAGTATTTCACGTATGAAGTTAATGAGTGCCGCGCATGCAGAAGAGCCAACATTTAATGTTAAGACATCTGGCGATGAATTAGTATTCAGCTTTGGTGATGCAAGTACACACGCAGGCGAGTTTGTATTCCAGCATGGCATAGAAGGTACGTTACAGCATACATGGAGTTGGCCTGTTGCAGCAGTGCAAGCAATCTTAAACTTAGATGGCGATGCTACTATGAGTATCAGTGATCAAGGTGCTATGCAAATTAGTATAGACAGCGGCATGACTACCTACAACTATATTTTGCCAGCACAGAGCAAATAGTATGAATACTGACCTAACAGAAGCGCAAGAAGATTACGCACATTTCTTACCCGCACTAAGTGGCTTTTATGCCACTTATATAGGCAAGCAGCGTTATCCAGATCCTGTCACAGGTCCTTATATCGATGATGCCCGTATGCCTAATAACTTAGCAAACGGCATGGAAAGCCTTAACTATCTTAATGCTAAAGAAGGAGCGTTCACATACAAGTGGACGCTCTACTCTGCAGGTCATGCAGAGTTAGACACTACTAAGCATAGTCCTAAAGAAGACATGATCCGTAACAGAGATCGTGATAATACTTGGGCACTTGGCGATAGCGGTGGCTTCCAAATCGGTAAGGGTGTTTGGGAAGGTGATTGGAAAGATCCTAATTGCCCCAAGGCACAAAAGAAGCGTGACGGAGTGTTACGTTGGATGGATGCATATATGGACTATGGCATGATCCTTGATATTCCGGCATGGGTTGCACGGTCTCCAGCTGGTGCAGCAGCAACTGGCATCAGCACTTACGATGAAGCAGTTAAGGCAACTCGTATTAATAATGACTATTGGATGAAGCATAGAACAGGTGCTTGTAAGTTCCTTAACGTGTTGCAAGGTGAGAATCATGCAGACGCTGATGACTGGTACGAGCAAATGAAAGACTATTGCGATCCAGTTAAGTATCCAGACAATCACTTTAATGGATGGTCAATGGGTGGTCAGAATATGTGCGATGTGCATCTATTACTTAAACGTATCGTCACTATGCACTACGACGGCATGCTACAAAGCGGTATACACGATGTAATGCACTTTCTAGGCACAAGTAAACTAGAATGGGCATGCTTGCTAACGGACATACAACGTGCTATTAGACGCCACTACAACCCCACTATGATGCTTACATTTGACTGTGCAAGTCCATTCTTAGCTACAGCTAACGGACAGGTTTACACATCTAATGAAACGCCTGATAGAGGTAAGTGGACTTATCGAATGGTGCCGAGTGTAGACGAACTAAAGTATGCAACTGATACTCGTACATTTAAAGATGCAACGCTGCAAGACGGCATCTTTAAAAAGTTTGAAGATAGTCCTATCACTGACGGATTATTAGTTAACGATATCTGTACATATGCAGTCGGCGATACAAATAAAATTGGAACTATTAAAGTACTTAAAGGTGGTGTTGACCTAAACAAAGAAGGCAATCCTTTGCTAGATGAAGACGGCAACACAACAGTACGTGGCAGAGACTCAACAAGCTGGGATAGCTTTAGCTATGCTATTCAAATGGGTCATAACGTATGGACACACATTAACGCTGTACAAGAAGCTAATAGACAGTATGACGCTGGTGTTATACCTAAGATGCTTGTAGATGAAAAGTTTGATCGTATTTTGTTTAGAGATGTTATGGAAGAGATTTTTTCTAAAACAACTAAAGAAGAATCATTAGCAACTATCGAAAAGTACACAAAGTTTTGGATGGCCATTCCAGGTACACGTGGTGCTATTGGTAAGAAGACTGTAAATGCCAGTACACACTTTAATGCATTATTTGATGTAGAAGAACCTGTTATTGAAGAAGCTAGCGATCCGTTAGACGAAACTAAATTAGAGGAACTTGAGGATGATCAACTTTGAAAACAATGTCAATAAACTTAAAGAACACTATGCTGAATTAGAAAGTAAGCATAGAGAACTCGATATTGAAATTGAAACACGTTTTAATAATATGACAGTTACTGACGAAGTGCGTAGAATGAAGACTATGAAACTTTATTTAAAAGACGAAATGCATCGTATTAATGCATACTTGATACAAAAAGGTTTAGAATGAAACGAGATTACGACACAGGAATAGCAGCAGACATTACTTTCTTTACAGGTACAGAAGTTGAAAAGACTCCTGCATTTGGATTAAAGACATTGTTTGTTACAGGCCTCCAAGACTTTAATGAAACAATGATGTACTACACACGTACACAATGTAAACATATTTTCTTTGGTGCTAATCACAGTTACAATCCAGTTAACTCAGATGACTTTAATCAGTGGGATCTAATGATCCGTGCATACTTAGATGAAGGAATTATGTGTAGTTTAGACATCCCTAGTACTATTAATCTTGAATGGTTTTTAGACGGTGGCCTAAATGAACATAGTAACTTCATCCCACAATTGAGAGTTGTAGTTCCATATGTCGAACAGTGGAACTACAACACAATGATTAAAATCGACGACAAAGATTTTAAAGCATCTAATCCAGGCGTCTGGTGCCATAGCCTGCATGATTTGATGGACCGTGATAAATTTACGGATTGGAGCAAATATGGCCTTGACAAAGTCTTAAAGTGATTGTATAATAATACTATGCAAGAACAGTATGACCATTATATAAAGAGAATGTACAAAATGACAGATACATTAGACAATGCAGTTAAAAGTGTTTGGGTAACCTTTCGTAAGGAAGGTGTACACATGTACCCAGGCGCCGACACTGATCCTAAATTAGCAACCGGCGATTGGGATGATGTATCATTCCTAGGCATTCCGCATCGTCATATTTTCCACTTTAAAGTTCGCATCGAAGTATTTCACAACGATCGCGACATTGAGTTTATTCAGTTTAAACGCTGGATAGAACGGTTGTATGCACAATCTGTAATACAACTGGATCACAAGAGCTGCGAAATGATTGCAGATGACTTGTACGAAGAAATCAATGCAAAGTACCCAGGGCGCTTTGTAGAGATTGATGTTTCCGAAGACGGCGAGAACGGCTGTTCAAACTTTTATCCTAAGAATTAAAAAGGTAATATAAACTATGTCAATAGAAAACCCCCTTATCCGCAAAGTGTTTGACGACTTGGATAAGTTTCGTGACTTTTGTCGCTTTGAAGCAAAAGTATTTAACGAAGCCGACATGTATAACCATGAGGCACCAGTATGGATTGCTTATAATAAGCATCAAGGCTGGTTGCGAGCTAAAGCTCGTGCAGGCGCAAACTATGATCCAAATCGTAGAAAACGTTCAACTAATCAGCGATTTAACAACAACAACAACCAAGGATAATAACTATGACAATCTTCATTGTAGATATCGAAGCTGTAGATACCCGTTACACTAAACAGTGGAAAGAGTATCTTCCTAAACAACTACGGCATGCTGCAACTGAAGATGTTGTTGTTATTAGTGGTGGCGAGACTCCTCAGGCAACTACGCCCGGGGCGTTTCTAAACTTTGGTGGCACTAACGTTTACAAAAGTAAACAACTAGAAACTATCGGCAAGATGTTCTGTAAAGGACAAGTAGCCGATGGGGACTATTTCCTATACACAGATGCTTGGAACCCTACTGTTATACAATTAAAGTATATGGCAGAGTTACTAAGTGTTGACATTAATATCGGCGGCTTATGGCATGCTGGTAGTTACGATCCACAAGACTTCTTAGGTAGACTAATAGGTGACAAACCGTGGGTTAGACAAGCTGAACAAAGTATGTACGAGTGCTACGATGATAACTTTTTTGCAAGTGAATTCCATATTGACTTGTTTGCTGAAAGTTTAAATATCGATGATGACAAAACACATCGTGTTGGTTGGCCTATGGAGTATCTTAAAAATAGCTTAGTGCAATATAAAGGTATGCAAAAACGCAATTTAATCTTGTTTCCGCATAGAGTTGCACCAGAGAAGCAAGTTGATATCTTTAGAGACCTTGCAGAGCGCTTGCCACAATACGAGTTTGTTGTTTGTCAAGATCAAGAACTTACAAAGAACGAATACCATAACTTACTAGGCGAAGCTAAGATGGTGTTTAGTGCTAACTTGCAAGAAACACTTGGCATTAGCTGGTATGAAGGAGCATTAGTTGATGCTATTCCTATGGTACCTGATAGACTAAGCTACAGTGAAATGGGGCTAGATGTATTTAAATACCCAAGTGAGTGGACTGCGGACTATGACGCATACTTGCATAATAGAGACAAAGTAGTTGCACAAATTGTAGAGTACATAGAAAACTACAATGACTTCATTCCTAATATTAATAAACAAGTTACTAAACTTAACAAAGAGTTTTTTAGCGGTAAAGCCTTATACGAAGCAATTAAACAGTAAGGATCATTGCACATGCCTATGAATCATCAAGCAAAAAATAAAGACGATGAACTAGAACGAATGAAAGCAGAGTTTCTTGCTAAAGGCGGCGAAGTTACTAAAGGTAAAACTAAAGCTATGCCGCCCGAACTTGGTATTAGTAATAGTAGCTGGAATCAACGATTAACAAAAGCAGAGAAAGCTGCAAAGGCGGATAAATGAAATGTTAAAAGTAAAAGTTTTTCTCATAACGTTCCTTCTATCAGGATGCTCCACAACAGCAGCAATTGTAGATGTAACTGCTTCAACTGCAATATATGCAGGCAAGACAGTCGTAAACACTGTAGATTTAATAACCCCTGATATAATTAACAAGGACTAAACATGATTAAGAAACATTATTATAGCTGGACTGACGTAGAACGTATGTGTGTAAGCATTGTTAATCAAATGTACACTGACAACTGGCGCCCTGATTACATTGTAGGACTTACACGCGGTGGCAATGTACCTGCTACTATTATTAGTAATATGACTGGCATCCGTTGTGAAACACTTAAAGTAAGTTTGCGTGACGACGAACAAGGTCCTGAAAGTAATCTTTGGATGTCCGAAGATGCATTTGGTTATGAAAAAACGACAATGAACATCCTTATTGTAGATGATATCAACGATACCGGTGCTACTTTTAATTGGATCAAAGAAGACTGGCCAACGAGCTGTATGCCAATGGAGCATGATCGATGGAATGCAGTATGGGGCAGCAATGTTCGATTTGCTACACTAACAGATAATGGTGCAAGTAATGCTGAAGTTCCTATTAGCTATACTTGTCACGAAATTAACAAAGCAGAAGAAGATGTATGGACTGTTTATCCTTGGGAGAATGTAAGTGA